AAAGTTTCGACGTTTGCTGGTATCGCTGCACAGCGTTACATGGCTCCATCGAACACGCCAACAACCATTATCGGTGCTGCTGACGTTTATATGTCTGACTTTGGCACAATGTCGGTTGTTCCTAACCGCTTCATGCGTACTCGTGAGGCTCTGGTTCTTGATCCAGAATACGCAGCACTTGCTTATCTGCGTCCATTCCAGACCAATGATCTGGCTAAGACTGGTGATAGCGAGAACACTCAGCTGCTGTGCGAAGTTACGCTGGAAGTTAAGAACGAGGCTGCTCATGGTATCGTGGCCGACCTCGATATGGCACTGTAATTAAGTAGCAAATAGCCCCTGCCTGATGGTGGGGGCTACCTACAACTAAGGGAATAAATGAGCAAACCTATACGGACTCAAACAGCATTTGCAGACGGTGACGGTGGTATCGTTATCGAGACAAAACAGGATGTGACAGAGATTATTGAGGCTAACAAGCAGCAATTATTCTTTGACCAACAACGAACAGGTGGACTCAATGAGTTGCACCATGTGGCCAGGATACCTTTTACAGTGATTGATGAACTGAATAAAAAAGGTGTAATGAAGGGCTTTAACGTTGTTGACGATGTTGGCTTTGCTAATTGGCTAAACGATCCTGATAATGCTGCGTGGAAGACGTATAAGGGGACAATATGAAGGTCGGTGTTTGCGTACCATGTAGGGACGAAGTTCACACAGGTTTTGCGTTCGACTTTGCAAAGATGGCGGCACACGATGCTTCTGTTCGATGCAAGGACGGTAAAGGGGGACTAGCCCTTTATACGATGCCAGGAACCTTGATATTCGACCAACGTGAGAAGTTAGCAGAGGTTGCATTAAAAGAGGGTTGCGACGCGATACTGTTTATCGATAGTGATATGCGATTCCCGCCTGACATTATTACAATCATGCTAAGTCGTGAAGTGCCGATTGTTGGGGTTAATGCGACAACTCGTAGGAAGCCGGTAACGCCTACCGCTAAACTGATGACGAAGTTCATGGATGGCGAAACATTGGTGCGCAAGTGGGAGAATGTAGACTCTCGCGGTAAGACTGGGATTGAGGAAATTACGGCGGTTGGCTTTGGTGCTGTAATGATTCGTAAGGAAGTCTTTGAAGGCATAGAACGGCCTTGGTTCGACGCAGGATGGGGTAGTAATGGGGTATGTGGGGAAGACGTTTATTTCTGCGTTAAAGCCGGTTCTGAGGGCTTCCCAACGTATGTAGACCACGAGCTATCCATGCACATCCGGCATATTGGAACTTACGAGTATGGATGGAAAGACTTTGAACAATTAGAGGAATGATATGCCGTTTGCTAGCTATTCTGAATTAAAGACTACAGTAGCCAATTATCTGGCTCGTAGCGATCTAACGTCAATCGTTCCTGACTTTATTCGTTTAGCTGAGATTAGACTGCAACGAGACATTCGTACTCGTCAGATGCTAACTGTAGCTACAGCATCGACAACTGGCGGTGATTCAACAGTTGGATTACCTACAGATTTCTTAGAAATGCGGGATATTCATCTTAATACGATGCCCGTGTTTACACTTCGATACAAAGCTCCAAATTCATTTTACGAAACATCTCGTACAACTGAGAGCGGTAGGCCAATTGATTACACAACGTTGGGCGCTGAGATGCAGCTAGCGCCTATTCCTGATGCTACTTATACGCTTCAAATGCTGTATTACAGCAAGCCTACTGTGCTGAGTGATACGAATGCAAGTAATGTTTTTCTAGCTAATTATCCTGACGCTTTGCTTTATGCTTCTCTGGCTGAGGCAGAGCCGTATTTGATGAATGATGCCAGGATTCAAACATGGGCTGCATTGTACGATCGTGCAATTACCGCAATTAATACGTCTGACCAGTCTAGTGAGTACAGTGGCCAGCCGATGTCAATGTCTTATAACGTGAGGTAAATCATGGCAGAAATGTCGAACTATCTTGAGGATGCGCTGATTAACGCTACTCTCCGCAATACAAGTTATACAAGCCCTGCTACGGTTTACGTCGGGTTGTATACCACAGATCCTACTGATGCTAATACCGGAACTGAAGTCTCTGGCGGCTCTTACGCTCGCACTGCGGTGACGTTTGGTGCGCCTAGTAACGGGGTAAGCACAAACAGTGCTGCGGTGGAGTTTCCCGCTGCTACAGGCTCATGGGGGACGGTTGGCTGGATTGGTATCCTGGATGCGTCTACTAGCGGAAACCTGTTGTATCACACTGCTTTGGATGCGTCTAAAACAATTGCAAGCGGTGATATATTTAAGATAGCAACTGGCAATCTTAGCGTTACGCTGGCTTAATAATGTTTGGCATTAGCGCATTTGCTCAGTCGCCGTTTTCATCATTAGGTGAAAATATTGTACTTGCGGCTGCGAGCATTGACGCTAATGCGACTGTAACGGCTAATTCTGTTGCTGTATTTAGTGGTATTGGAAGTATTACTGGTAATGCAACGGTAACCGCTTCTGGCATAAGAATTCAGACTGCTTCTGGCGCAATAACAGGTCAAGCAACATTAACGGCATTAGGCGGGATTATTTATTTCGCTGATGCTAGTGTTAATGGGACTGCAACTGTAACGTCTGGTTCTTCTGTTACTTACTCTGGTATTGGTGTAATTAACGCAACAGCTACTGTCACAGCAGCTGGCACAAGGATTCAGTTCGGTAATGCTGCAATAACATCCGATGCAACGGTTACGGCTAACGGTGTAAGGATTAGGACGGCTTCAGGAAGTATTACTGCTGATGCTACTGTTTCTGCATTAGGAACAATTGTTTACAGTGCAAATGCTTCTGTAACTGCGTTTGCTGATGTTAGTTGTTTAGGTAATGCTACATGGGCTGGATACGGTAGTGTTAATGCAAGTGCTACCGTTGTTGCTAATGGCCAGATCATTGGTGAGGAATGGTTTGATGTAGTTCCTGACACTAATATTTGGACTGAGCAAACTGCTGTTAATGATGATTGGGTTAATGTTGCTGCTAGTTCTGATACATGGACTAATGTTTCAATTTCTCAAGATACATGGAATAAAGTAAATCCTGTAAACGATAATTGGATGAGGCAATAATGGCGCTTGTATTAGCTGATCGTGTAAAAGAAACAACAACAACTACCGGCACAGGTACGATTACGCTTGCGGGTGCATCTACAGGATTCCAGTCTTTTGCTGTTATCGGGAACGCTAACACTACGTACTACACTATTGTTGATAGCGCAGCAGGTGCATGGGAAGTTGGTATCGGTACTTATACGTTGTCTGGAACTACTTTATCGCGTGATACGGTTCTTTCTAATTCGCTTGGCACAACTGCAAAGATAAATTTCGCTGCTGGCACTAAGGATGTATTTGTTACGTATCCGGCTGGTGAATCTGTTTATTACCAAGATACTGGCGGCGTAGTAATCACAGAATCTGGTACAGCCGCTGCCTTACGAGTCACTAATACAGGCACAGGAAATTCATTAGTAATTGAAGATGCTGCAAACCCAGATGCAAGCCCGTTTGTAGTTAATGCGTCTGGCAACGTGGGGATTGGGACGAGTTCGCCGGATGCACAACTTACTGTCAACACAATTGCCAGTTTTGGGGCTGGCGCTGTTGGAACACCTTCTATTGCGGCAAAAGGCGATTTAAACACTGGTTTATGGTTCCCTGCTGCGGATACTATTGCAGTGTCTACAGGTGGAACTGAACAAGCCCGTATCACTTCCGCAGGTCTATTCCAATTTAACTCAGGCTACGGCTCAGTAGCAACGGGTTACGGTTGTCGTGCTTGGGTAAATTTAAATGGTACTGGTACGCCTGCTATCAGAGCTAGTGGGAATGTGTCGAGTATCACGGACAACGGTACTGGTGCTTTTACAGTTAACTTTACGACTGCGATGCCAGATGCCAATTATGCAATAGTTTGCACTACTGGAAATACGGATGGGGCGGCAGAAGAATTTGTGGCTTTTGTTCCTTCTGCTCTTGTGGCTACTTCTTCGGTTAAAGTAAGAACTAGTACGGGTTCAGGCGTTGCAGCAGACTTGCTTTATAACTCTTGTGCAGTATTCCGCTAACAAAGATAACCAATGAACAAGCGCATAATTTATATAACAGACGAAGGTGGCGTTGCCGTCATCATTCCCGCCCCTGAATGCCTTGAAACCCATACGATTGAAGAAATCGCCGCCAAGGATGTACCGGCTGGTGTGCCTTACAAGATCGTAGACGTTACTGACATTCCATCTGACCGCACATTCCGTGACGCATGGGAAGCGGATATTACTGAGCCGGATGGTGTAGGCGCTGAGAGTAATGAATTTCCGGAGGTAGTGTGATTAAAATCAACATGGATAAGGCTAAGAACATAGCCCACGATATGCGTCGTGCCAAGCGTGAAGAAGAATTCGCTCCATTAGATACTGTAATCATGAAGCAGATACCAGGAAAAGATTTACAGAACGCAGAATCGCAGAGGCAAGCAATACGCGATAAATACGCAGTTATGCAAACAAAGATTGATGTAGCATCAACTCCAGAAGAAATAAAAAATGTATTAGGAATTTAAAATGCAAAAAATAGCGTTCGGTGAGTGGCTTCCAGATCAACCAGGGGTAACTGGCGCGGTTACTGATGCGAAGAATTGTTACGCTGTAACTAACGGATACGCTGCATTCCCTAGTGAAGCTGATTACTCTGACGCTGCTGGTGCGAATCTAATTATTACATTCGCTGGTAAGTTTGGCGGCGAAACAAACTTATTTGCTGCTAGTACAACTCAGATTTACAAGTTTGATTCTAACGATGCGACTCTGGACGCTTTAACAACAACTGGTTATACAGCGGTTGAAGGTTGGGATGTTACGCAATTTGGCAGCAAGGTGATTCTTGCTAATGGCCAAGATAAGCTGCAATCTTATTCTATTGGCAGTTCAACGTATGTAACGGATTTAAGTGCATCTGCACCTACAACCAAGTATGTCACTGTAGTACGTGATTTTGTTGTTGCTGCTAACGATGGTTCCGATAATAACAAAGTCTATTGGTCTGACATTAATGATGAGACAGACTGGACTCCTGGTGCAGCATCTCAATCAGATACACAGTTATTGCCTGACGGTGGTGATATTACAGGTTTAGCGGGTGGTGAATATGGACTGGTATTTTTAGAGCGCGCCATCTACCGAATGAGCTACACAGGCTCCCCGTTTTTCTTCCAATTTGATGCTATCTCAAGGTCGTTAGGGTGTATTTCTAACGGTTCGATTGCTCAGTATGGCGGCTTAACGTACTTCCTTGCTGATGATGGATTTTACGTTTGCGATGGCCAATCAGTTAAAGGTATTGGGGTAGAAAAGGTAAACCGTTGGTTCTTTGATAATGCGGTTCCAAATGAAATTTTCTCTGATATGAGTGCAACAGTTGAACCTGTCAGAAAATTAATAATTTGGAAATTTAATAACTCATTTGGCGGCAAGAATTTATTAATTTATTCGATTGATCTTGGTAAGTGGACATACGCTGACACTACAGCGACGAGTATCGCTTATGTTTTAACGCCTTCTGCTACTCTTGAGCAATTAGATAACTATAATCTAAGCATTGATGCGCTGGATATTCCACTAGATTCGCGGGTGTTTGCGGGTGGACAATTGTTATTTGCTGGTGTTTCTGGCCAAAAGATCATTAGCTTTTCTGGGCAACCTAAAACAGCAAACATTACGACCGGCGATATAGATATTGGCAGGTCAACTATAACGTTGGCTAGACCTATTGTTGATGGTGGTAGTGCTTCTGTAGCTGTTTCTAGCCGTGATTTACTCTCAGAGCCAGTTGAATTTGGCTCAGATGTTCCGGCAGACGCTGAAAACCGCATATCTTTGCGATCTAATGGTGAGTATCACAGACTAAGATTGACACCAACTGGCGCAAACTGGCAAACAGCAGTAGGTTTAGAGGTAGAAGTTGTTAAACAGGGTAATCGATGACAACTAAAAGCGTACAATTTCGCACTTTACCAGTATTTGGTGCAACTCCCCGTGATGTTGCAGACGTTGTTCGCGGGATTATGGATGGCAAGACCAATAACAGCGGTTATTTTACGACCGGCACAACAACGACAACAACAACTCTTTACGATGAGCGTATTGGTTACGATTCAGCAATCATATTCACGCCAATGAACGATAAAGCGGCGCAAGAAATGGCTAAATTATGGGTTGGAACTAGATCTCAAGGCTCTGCTGTAATTAATCATGCTAGTAATGCTCATGTATGTGACTTTATGTATATAGTAGTGGGATGACAGAATTTAAATATATTCCGGTTGATGATTTGCGTAAGTGGTGGGCAACGATCCGACCAGGTATAGAAAAGATTAAGACGAAAAGCCCAGAAAATTGGATAGTCGAGGATGTTTACACAGACTGCTTCAATCAAAAGGCGATGTTATGGGTTGCATTAGAGGACAATCATTTTGCAGGATTCTTTATCCTTCAACCAATGGGCGAAGAACTGCACGTCTGGGCTGCGTGGACGTTAGAAAATGATTATCAAATAGTGCAAAAAGGTTTACAATTTATTAAAAATATGGCTAAGGAAACTAATGTTAAATACTTAACATTTTCTAGTCATAGGCCAGGGTGGGGACGTAGAGCGGCAGCATACGGATTCCGTCCACGCAAATGGATATGTGAGGTGTGATATGGGCGGTGGCGGCGGAACTCAAGAAAGTACAGCATCAACAACCATCAATCCTGATTTTAAGCCATACGTACAGTATGCGCTAAGTCAGGCTAAAGATATTTACGGCAATATGCCACAGGCTCCGGCTACTCTCGCGCCTGAGCAGTCCGCATATTCTCAACAAGCTATTGATCTGGCTGCACAGAGGGCTATGGGTGGCTCTCCGTTGGTTGGGGCAGCTCAAGCAGAACAACTAGCTACCATTCAAGGTCGTGGCGTTAATCCATTCCTATCAGGTGCTTTAGAGCAAGCTAACCGATTGTCTGGTGAGCAGTTTACAAGAAACATTCAAAACCTTCAGTCCCAAGCTTCATCTGCCGGTCGTTATGGTTCGTCTGCGATGGGACAACAGGCCGGTACAGCACAAGACATATTTGCTAGGGCTTTGGCTGAACAAGGTGGCCAGTTAGCTTATCAATCCGCTGAGGCAGAACGTAATCGTCAGATGGCTGCGGCACAAGGTGCGCCACAAATGGCGGCTGCTGATTATGCTGATATTCAACGTCTGTTGCAGGCAGGCCAAGGTCAAGAGGCTTATGCACAACAAGCGTTACAAGGTCAACTAGCTGCACAGGAACTTCCGATGCAACGTCTACAGCAGGCAGCTAACGTGTTTTACGGTGCGCCTCTTGAGACTACTACTACGCAAAAGGCTACGCCTCAAGGGGGTAAATAATGTCAGGCATGGAACCGATCTTAATTGGTGCTGCTTTGGGTGGCGGTATGTCTGCGGCTAGAGGCGGCAATCCACTAACTGGTGCTTTGTTGGGTGGTATTACTGGTGGAATTGGAAGTGCTGCTATGGGTGCTGCTAGTGCTGGTGCTGCGACAGGTACAGGAATAGGTGCTGGTGGTGCTTCATTGCCTGGGATTATGGGTGCATCTAATACGGCAGCAGGCGTAGCATCTCAATCTGCATTGCCAGCAGGCTTAGGTGGTGGAATGCCATCGATGATTCCTAATATGGTATCAACACCATTTTCTTCTTTAGCTCCAACGGCTGGCGGAATGGGATCGGCTGGTGCTTTTATGGCTGGTCAAAATCCATTTTCAAAGTTTGCGCAATTTACACAAGAAAATCCGATGTTGGCTAGGGCTGGATCTGATTACCTTCAAAATAGAATGCAGCCTGAGCCTCAAATGCCAATGGCGCAATCACAAGGTCTGATGCGTGGCAGTCAAATTCCGCAACAAGGCCAGCAATATCAGGTCGGTGTCCCAAGAATTTCACTAATATAGGTGAATTATGGCATTTACAGAACAAGACTTACTTGAGTACCAAAGAATATTTGGTAGCCCGATGAAAAACCCAGAAGGAGAGGGTTTCACTTCTGCTGCGCCTGCTCCACAAGTCCAGCCTGCTCAAACTACTCAAACAGCTCCATCAAAGTTTTCATTAGGTAATTTATTTAGGAGATTCTCGCCTGATGAGCCTTTTGAGCGTAAAAATATTTCTGACTTTATTCCTAATATATTTGCTGCGTCGACTCCAGCAAACTATCAAGGGTTATTGAGTGCTGGTGTTTTGACTCCTGAGCAAGTAGCACAAACTCAAAGATCTGCAAATATTCAAGGCTTGTTAAGTGCTGGACTAGCATTAGCTCAGGGAATGGAAAGAACTGGTGCTAGGCGTTCTGCTGCACAGAATATCCTTAGTGCGCTAGGTGCTGGCTTTGCTGGCTCTGGTGGGGCTTATCAACAGGGATTGCAAAACATTGGATTGCAACAGCAATTATCTGCGGCTAAGTTACAACAAGAAAAAGCTGTACAAGATCGAGCAGCAATAGAACGTGCATTACAAGATCCACGCATTGCTAATGATCCAATGTTAGTGGCTTACATTAGGGCTAATCCTAATGAAGCACTGAAGATGCTTGCTGAAGATCTGCCACTACGCCAAGCTATTGCAGGTAACCAGGTTCCATCTGCACAACAAGCAGCTGAAAAAGATGAACAACCTGCTAAATTAGAATCAGGAATGGCTATTACTGCTCAAGGAACACAGTTTTTTGGAGTTCCTAATTATTCTGCTGGTGAGCGATATACTGATGAAACAATGCATCAAAATGCGTTAACTTTGCCAAAAGTAAAAGTTTCAGGCGAAGGTTTACAGGCAAGATTATTTAATGAAAAAAATCGTCTTATTGACGAAAATATGCGTCTTAACAAATTAACTGGTGAAAAAGCACAAAAAAGAGTTAAGCAGAATATTGAGCAAATTAACGAAATTGATAAGCAATTAGATAGAGGTGCTGTATCTGGATTTAATTTCAGAGAGTTAGAAAAAACATTGCCAGCACAATTTAAAGCAGAAGTTGAGGCAATAAAGCAACTTGCAGAAACTGGGGTACTAAGTGGCAGTGATTTAACCCAAAGAATTCAAAGTCTCCAAACAAGAGCAGGAGAGGCTACTAATTACACGAATCAATCTCGCAGAGTTGCTGCTGCAATGTTTGGTGGAAGATCTATTAACGAACTTGCGCCTAATGAATTGATGCAACTTGAAAATAAGTTGTATGAAATGGATATTGCTGCGCGTAAAGCTGGCGCAACTAGCATTAACCTGCCTAGCGAATCAGAAAGAACGGCAGGGTTTTTGACAAACCGTGTTGTAAATTCATTAAATCAATTGCAACGTGTTGTTGGTGCTAATCCTACTGCTGCTTCTCCTAAGTTTTCATCTGAAGCAATTAAATTTTTAACTGGATCTGACTATCTTAAAAATTTGGCAAACCCAGAGGCAAGGCAACAAGTTGAGGCTGCTCAATTAGAAATTCTTGATGCTGCGTTAACTTTGGGTACTGGTGCTGCATACACGAGAGATCAGTTAGAAAATTACAGGAAATCGTATTTCCCGCAGCTTGGTGATAAACCAGGAAATATTAAAGACAAACAAGAACGTCTGAAAAGTTTGTTAGATTCTGCAATGATTAAATCTGGTCGTGCTGCTCCAGCAATGCCAAGCGGTGTTGCTCCTGCATTTGATATGAATGCAATTGAGCAGGAATTGAACCGCAGGAAAGGGAAATAATGGATTTATCTAAGATTCCTACCAAAGACCTTGAATACATAAAAGCAGGGCAACTAGACAAGGTTTCGACTTCAAGTCTTGAGGAACTTGCTAAACAGCGAGGCACTCCTGTTGCGCCTTCATTATCTGTTATGGAGCCAACTCCATATAACAAAGCTGCTGAGTTTTCTCGCGCAATTGCTCAAGGATTGACGTTGAATTGGGCTGATGAACTGGAAGCCGCATTACGAACAGGCAGTATTTCAGATCAAGATTATCAGCAACTTGTCGGGCAATTGCGAGCGCAGCAAGGACAATTCCGTAAAGACCAGCCTATCACTGGTGGAGCTGCTGAATTTACCGGAAGCATGGCACTACCTGCGGCTACTGTTATGCGGCCAATAACTAAAGGCGCTGGGATAGTTACTGATGTTGCGATAGGTTCTGCTTTGGGCGGTATATCCGGCGCAGGGATGGCAGAAAAGCCGGAAGATATTGCTGGACAATCTATATCTGGCTCTTTATTGGGTGGCGGAACATCTGCTGCATTTAGTGGATTGGGCAGATTGATTGCGCCTAATGTCCGTCCTGAAGCTGCTGCATTGCGTGAGCAAGGTATACCATTGACGCCTGGCTCTGCATTTGGTGGACGCATTCAACAGATGGAGCAAAGCGCAGAAAGCTTGCCTATAGTTGGCGGCATTGTGAGTGGCGCTAGACAAAAGCAATTCGAGCAATTTAATGTTGCTGCTTATAACAAAGTATTGAGCAATATTGATCCTAAGCTAAAAGTTCCACAAGGATTGACTGGACGAGACGCATATCAATTTGTCGAAAAAGCAATACAAGACAAATATAATGACGTTGTTCCTGATCTAGCGATTGTTTATGTTCCTAAAGTTGAAACTGGCTTTCAGGCAATAAAAAATAGATACTCAAAAGGTAATTTGTCAGAAGCAGATAAAAATCAATTCATGACTTATGTTAATGGCCTTGAGTCTGATTTTCGTGCTAATGGTGTTTACTCAGGTCAAAAAGTAC